GAGCCGGCGGCGCTGGTCACGGCGCGCGACAGCACGGTGAGGCGGTTCGCGTCGGCAGGGTCGGGCGCACTCACCCACAGCGTGTAGGACTGCCCGGCCTGCAACTGCACCGGCGCGTCGAGCGGCACGATCGATGCGCTGGCGCCGGCCGCGACGCGCCCGCCCAGCCGCTCGCCGGTCTCGCCCGGGTCGGCCACCATGAAGACCTCACCCACGCGCAGGCTGGCCGCCTGCGCGCCGGCCCGAAACGACACCGTGCGGTCCTCGTACTCGACGCTGTACAGCGCCCACTTGGCCATGCGCAGCGCCTGGCTCGGGCTGGTCACGCCCACCGGGCTGATCTGCATCGAGCGCATGCCGTACTTGGCCACCAGGTCCTGGTCGTCCCAGGTGGCCGGCATGCGCTTGCCATGCTGCGTCTGGTCGTTGTACCAGCAGGTGCAGCTCGACTTCTTGCTGCTCGCCGGACCGTCCCCGTAGGTGAAGAGGCCGTCGACCACGTTGGCCGGGCTGAAGGCGGCCACCGGCTCGGCCGGAGCGTCCCAGCTCACGCCGAGCGAACTGGCCGCGTACAGCAGCGCGCCACGGAACACTCCGCAGATGTCCTGCAGCAGCACCACCGCCTCGGCCTGGCTGGTGATGACGGTGTTGATCGTGTAGCGCGGCTCGGTGCCGCCGCGGCCGTTGGGCAGCGGCGCGTCGCACCACTTGGCCAGCGCGTACAGCAGCCACTTGTCCGGCAGCACGCTCGTGTACTGGCCCAGACCGTAGCGCGGACTCTCGACGATGCCGCGCAGCACCCAGGCCGGGTTGTTCGTCCATGCCTGCTTGAACAAGCCGTTCCACTGGCCGGAGTAGGTGCGCGCCAGCGGGTCGTAGTTGACCGGCACGCTCCAGTCGCTCACCCCCATCACGTCGTAGGCGCGGGCCGGCACGGCGCTGAAGTTGCGCGCGTCGAACAGCAGCCGCACGACGGCACTGTTGCGGTAGGCCATGCGCACGCCGCTGATGGCCGTGTAGCTGGCCCAGCTGAACGCGTCGACCACCGACATGCTCGTGCTGTCCGGCGTGAGGCGACGCACACGCACATCCCACGGCGCCGGGCCGGCGGCCTTCAGATCGAGGCGAATGCTGCGTGCGTAGGGCGCTGTCGTCTTGCCGTCGATCGCATCCCTGTAGCGCTCGACGTACCCTCCGCCGGCGCTCTGCACGTCGATCGCGAACTCCACACGCGATCCGGTGCGGTCGCCGTTGTCCGCGGTGCGCACCAGGGCCGCCAGCGCGAGCGTGATCCGGATCGAGTCCACCTGCGGATCCGCGATGCTGCGCACCACCGGCACTTCGAGCAGCACCGTCACACCGACGCCGACCTCGGTCTGCACCTCGCCCATCGCCTCGACGAGCTGGCTGCCGGCCGGACCGCCGCGCTGCATCTGCCAGCCGAAGTCGGCGAAGTTGCGCGTGCCGTCGGCGTTCTCGACCGGCACGCCGTCCAGGTACACCGACTTCAGGCCGTTGACCAGCCCCGCGATCTCGCCCTCGCCAAGCAAGTCGACGATCTCCGCGCGCTGCACGCTGCGCAGCGTGTCGGTGGCGTCCTGTGGCGCGTTCCCGCCGCCCTTGGCGCCGGCGATGCGGACCGTGCTCATGCGCCGTAGGACTCGCCGCTGCCGCCGCCCCAGAACGGGTCGGGCGGCTGCTCCGGCGGCAGCTGCGGAGCCGGGTCGGTGGGAGGAGCCGGAACCGCGATGTCGTCGGTGCCGATGCCGGAGCTGATCTTCACCGAGCCGCAGAACGTGCGCCCGATGATGAGCGGCACCGGCCCGCCCGGACTGTCGACGTTGACCGGCCCGTCGAACAGATAGCTCGTCTCGCGCTCTGCGGGGCTGCCGGGGCCGACGCGCTGCGGACTGAGCAACTGCACCGCACCGCCCAGCGCCATCGCCACGCCCACCGCCTGCAAGGAGGTGAAGGCGGCGGCATAGGCGTAGGTATTGATGGCCGCACCCGCGACGGCATACTCGTAGGCCGCCGCCAGGTACGGCGCCGCCAGGTACAGCACGACGCCGGCGATCAGCGTGCCCCATCCGCTCTTGCGCCCGTGAAGCACCGGCGCGATGCGGATCACGCGCCCCGGCGACGAACGCAGCGTGAGCGTGTCGGCGTCGCGATGATCGGCCCGCGACCCTTCGCCGACGATCACCCGGTACCCAGGCCCCTTGTGCCCGAGCACGGCCGCCCGAAACCCGTCGAACAGCACCGACAGCGCGCGCACTGCCTCGGCCGGGCTGTCCACGGCCAGCCAGTGGCTGCGCCCGAAGCGCGCACGCAGCGGCCCGTACAGGCGCACCTCGCGCAGCGTCTGCGTCGCGATCACGCCGCGCGCTCCTGTCCGGCACCGGCCGCGGACGCACCGCCAGCCGGCGCCAGCGCAGTCACCGGCACGCCGCCCGGGCGCAGCAGCGAGCGGTGGCGCACGATGAGCGTGGTGCGCCGCTGCCACGGCCAGTCCCAACGCTCCCTGCGGCTGAGCTGCCCGTACAGGTGGTGCAGCATGTAGCCCTCGCCCAGGTAGACGGCCGCGTGGTTCTCGGTGTCCGGGTACATCACGCGCATGAGCAGGCCGTCGCCGCGCTGCGGATCGGCGTCTGCCACCACCTCGAATCCGGCCTCCGCCATGTGGTCGCGGTAAAGATGCTCGCCGCGCTCCCACCACCCGTCCTCGCGTGCGAAGTCCGGCAATCGGATGTCGAGCTCGCGCAGATACCAGTCCTGCACCAGCGTGTAGCAGTCGAGCACGCCATGACAGAACTCGCGCCCCTCGAGCGGCGCCAGCCACGCCTCGGGGCCGATCTCCACCATCACGCCGGAGGGCCAGCCGACGATCAGCCACGGCAGCCCGCTTGCCTCGCACTGCGCGCGGTCGGCCATGCTCGGGTTGGCGCTCGCGTTCGGGTGGCTGTGCACCACCGCGAGCACGTCGCCGAAGGCCTCCGCCATCACCCAGGTCTCGGGGTCCAGCACGAAGCGGTCCACGCCGCCCTCGCCGCGGTGCAGGTTGGCCGCGCGCATGTAGTGCAGCGTGCCGGCCTCGGGGTCGCGCACGAGCAGGCCGCAGCATTCGCGCGGCGCCTCGGCGGCGGCGTGCTCGAGCATGGCCGCGCGCACGCTCTCCGGCAGCGGCGGCAGCTTCTGGTGACTCACGGCGCTCACTCCTACAGTTGCCGCATCTGTCCGACGGCGGGGAAGAACCCCGCCGGCAGCGGCTGGTTGGGGAACCGCAGCTTGCAGCCCGATAGGCGCTTGCTGCAGCGGTCCTGCGCGGGGTCGGCCGTCGGCGTGTCGTCGCCGCGCGCCACCGCCGCACCGGTGTAGCCGCAGTCGCTCGAGCGGTACCGCCACGGGCAGTAGTTCGGATGTACCTCGCGCGAGGGCAGCATCACGCCCATGAAGTCGAGCGGGCTGCGCAGCTCCCACTCCACCGTCAGGCGGTTGCGCGCGGTGCACTGGTCGATGATCCAGGTCTCGTCGTCGTACTCGGCCAGCGGGTCGGCCTCGGCGTTGCCGCCGGCGAAGTTGGCCGCGTCCAGGTAGCGCGCCAGCGTGCGCTTGCGCACCAGGTGCGCGCCGCGCAGGTTGTCCCAGGCGCGGATCAACGGCCCGAGCGTGCCCAGCACGTTGGAGCACGCCAGCCGCGGCCGTGGCAGCGGCCCCGAGCTGCGCTGCTCGAACCCGCTGGCCGAGATCGGGAACAGGCTGTAGACCTGCCCCTGCCAGATCACCGGCTGCCCCAGCGCGTTGGGCTGCGGGCTGAAGCGGTACAGCGGCCCGCCCAGCGGCGCCAGGTCGAGCACGTAGAGGTCCACCGGCGCGCTCTGCTCGAGCCTGATCGATTCGGCCGCGATGCCCATGCGTGCGCTCCTCCCCGCTCAGGCCCCGAAGACCTGATCGAACACGGCCGTGATATCGGTCTCGCCGTGCACCTCGGTCTGCGTGCGGCCCCAGCGCGCGCACCGCACGCGGATCGTGCCGGTGGCCCACAGCGGCGCCCAGTCGAACGGCTCGATGCCGAGCGCGCCGACGCGCGCGCGCAGGAAGGCGACGATGTCGTCGCCCACGCTCTTTTCCACCGCGCGGAAGTTCAGCGTCCAGCGCTGGCGCAGCGGGTTCAGTCCCGCCGGCGCGCACTCCTCGTAGCCGTCGCCGAACGAGGTGCGCGCCACGCGCGGCTCCTCCTCGAGCCCGGTGCCCGGAGACTCGACCCAGTCAAACACGGCCACGGCGCGCCCCCTCCAGCACGCCGCCCGGGCGCAGCTGCTCGTGCACGTAGCTCTCGACCACGCTGCGCAATCCGCGCGCCAGCCCCGAGGCCATCGCGTGGTCGCCGGCGGCGGTGCCGGAGCTGTCCGTGGACACGCTGACGTTCAGAGCGCCGATCACTGGCCCCGCGCCGCCGCCGTTCCACACGTGGCGCGGATCGTCCTGCGTCAGCACCTCCTCGCCGCGGCGCAGGATGGCCATCTGCTCGTCGGGCGCCAGCCCTGCGATGCCGCTGGCGTGCAGCACCTGCGCGCCGGCCAGCAGCAGCGGCGACACCGACCGCACCGGCGCAGAGCTGTAGCCCACCACCCCACCGGTGTGAAACAGCCTTGCGAGAAACGACGTGAACGCCGTCATCCACGTACCGCCGCCGGCGCCGCCGCTGGCGCTGCCGGTGGGCAGCAGGCTTTCGGCCAGGCGCGCACCCAGGCGCGAGGTGATGAGCTCGAGCGCCGATCGCGCCACGCTGGCCAGGAAGCCGCGGAACGCTTCGCCCGCGCTCGCCGCGCCCGTCACCACGTCGGTGAAGAAGGTCGACAGGCCCTTGCCGAGCGACTCGCGCATCGTGCGCTCGGTGGTGCTCACCGTCAGGCCGAGCTCGCGGAACTGCAGGTCGAGCTGCTTGACGGCCGCGCGCTCCTCGTCGCTGCTGGCGAACTGGCGCATCAGATCCAGCAGCTGGAGCAGCTGCGGCATCGCAGCGCGGCGCGCCGCGAACTTGCGCTGCTCGGCTTGCTCGGCGTCGATGGCGCCGGCCTGCACCTGCAGGTCGAGCTCGGCCTCGGCCAGGCGCAGCGCATCGGTCACGGTCACGCTCTGCGCGCGCACGCTGTTGTAGCGCGCGGCGCGGTCCACGCGCTCCTGCTCGCGGCGGTTCAGCTCGATGTTGTCGGCCAGCTCGCCATGCAGCGGATCTTGCAGTCCGCTAGCGCGCGATCGGTCGATTGCCGCCTTGGCCTCGGCTTGCAGATCGTCGGCCTCGCGGCGCAGATCCGCGGTCGCCACGCGCGCGGCCTCCTCGGCGCGCGCGACCGGGTCGGTGATGGTCTGCAGGCGCGCTTCGTCCAGGCTCTGCGTGAGCCGCCGGTTGGCGTCGATGACGCGCTTCCAGATGTCGCCCCACTTCGTCGCATCCTCGTGCGCGCGCTCGAGCGCGGCCTTGGCCACGATGTCGGTGCCCTGCGCCTGCGCGGTGGCGATGCGTGAGCGCACCTGGACGAGCTGCGCTTCGAGCGACATGAGAGCCGCGCGCTGGTTCTCGGCGCCGGTCTCGGATTCGGGCTTCTTTCCGGCCTCGATCCTGATCTGCTCTTCGAGCATCGCGCTTTGCGCGTTGAGGCGCCGCTGCTCGATCGCGTTGAGCTTGGCCGCCTTCTGCTCGGCCTGCAGAAGCTCACGCGCGTCCGCCGACTCCACCGCTGCCGCCGCGCGGTCAAGTGCGGCTTCCTGCTCCGCGAGCCGGCGCGCCGCGCCGGCTTGTGCCACACCCGCCAGGGCGTTCTGAAACGCTTCGCTCCCGCGCTCGATCTTGCGCTGTTCTTCGCGCAGATCGATGGTGCGCTCGGCGGCGCGCAGCTTGTCCATGTCGCGCAGGCGCTCGGCGTCGGCGAGCTGCGAGCCCAGGACGCCGAGCTGCGCATCGCGCGACTTCTTCTGCATCGGCGGCGACTGATCGCGCTCCTTGGTCAACTCGACGATGCGCGCCCTGAGCCTCGTGATCGTCTCGTCGATCGTCTCGGGCCGACCAAACTCCTTCATCTGGTCCCATACGCCGCCGATCGCCTTGCCGAGCGCTCTCCATGCCTGCTCCAGCGCGCCGATCGCCGGCACCGAGCGCTGCTCGAGCGTCTTGGCCAGCTCCTCGTTCGCGAAGCGCACCGCCTCGTCGGCCCGTCCCTGGCTCTGCAGCGAGCGGATGTGGTCGACCTGCGCCGAGGTGAGGAAGTTGTACGCGCGGTTGGCCTTGATGGCCCACTGCGTCACGCTGTCGGCCTGGCCGTCGAAGAGCTTGACGGCCTCCTCGGCGGTGGCGCCGGTGAGCTTGCGATACACCGTGACCGCGTGCGTCGCGCTGTCCATCGCGCCGATCGTCTGCTGGCCGGAGTCGACGAGCGCCGCCATCGTGTCGCGCACGCTGCCGATGGCCACGCCCTGGCTCTCGGAGATGGCGCGTGCCCGCGTGTCGAGCGAGCCCAGCGTCTCGCCGGCCAGGTTTCCGGTGAGCGCAAGGCTCTTTTGCAGTCGGTCGGTCTCGCGCCAACCGGCCAGCGCGCCGACGGCCAGCAGAGCGAAGGCACCCCCCACGCCTCCGATGAGGATGCGCAGCGGCGTGAGGGTGCTCAGCATCGCGCGCGCCGCCGGCACGATGCCGCCGAAGCTGTCGCGGATCTGGCCGCCTTGCTGGATCGCCTCCATCCACACCGGCATGCCGCTGGCGATCGACGTGGTGATGTCGGTGATCTGCGCCGGCAGTTGGCGGAACGCCTGTTTTTCAAGGTTGGAGCGGCTGCGCAGCTCACGCTGCAGGGTCTGCTCCTGCTTGATGCGATCGGCGTTGCCCTGCCGATCTGCCCTCTGCTGGCGCTTGGCTTCTTCGCGCTCCGCGCGGATCGCGTCGCGCCTCTCGATGCGCTCTTGGCGCTCCGCCTCGAGCTGG